CGCATCGGAATTAACTGCGTCCTGATAGGTCATGATCCATACTGGCACAACAGCAAGATTTTTTGAGATCGTTATTACTGGCCGCGAATCATCTCTCATGATCGGAGGGTCGAAGGGGTCGCCAGCAGAATTCACCACAGCATTGCCACTATTGTCATCGATCACGGGCCGTTGAAACTGCTCACTGCTCCACGTGATTGCGGCTGGTTCGGCTGTCGGGTCTTCAGTGATTTCGCGTTCGCTGGTGTATTCAGCGGTGACGGTCCAGCCTTTCCAAGGGTTGCTGTTTTCCACGCGGAGACTGTAGCACCATGCTTGCATATCTTCGGGATGCAGGCTTCCTATTACAGGAAGATTCGCATCACTTCCGACCGCATACGGACCGTCCATTTGCGATGTCGTTTCAAGCAAAAATGCTCGAGTGTACCGTCGCATTCCTTTGTCGTTGGTGGCCGATCGGCCTTGCCCTGTTTCCTCTTTGAAGATTACTGTCATGGCCCGATCTCCGGAACAAGATTAAGTTTGGGAGATCCGAAATTCTTCAGAGCATCGACAAGCTTATTCGTCTGCTTTTCAGTCGCGACCACGTTCGGATCTTTGCCTCCAGGTGCCGCACCTCCTGCCATCGCTGCCTTTAACTTCTCAGCGAGCGCGTCTGGTGTTTCCTGCGGGCGAGCTTTTCTGTCCTTTGATCCGTCAGGCCCAGCAACTTGAGCCTCTCCGTTGAGTTGTCGCATCAGGTTTTCGAACTTACGCTCCGCCTTCGCTTGTGGTGATTCTGCACCTGCTCCGACGCCTCCGGAGTAGTCTGCATTCTCTGCGCTCGATAGATAGTCGAGTGCTGCGGTCGTGTACGTCTCTGGATTCAGCATGCCTATCAGCGTCTTGGCTTTTTCCGCCGTCGCTTTCAGCATGTCATCCAGCATGTCCCGCCAGTCAGCCTTGATGTTCTCGACGGCCATCGAGATTGCTGCGGCGATAATCTGCCCAAGGAACTTCCACTTTTCTGGCATGGCTGACCACTTCGCCAGCAGGTCTGCACTGATCGTCAAAAACTCTTTCAGCCTGGGAATCACGTCCGCGTCGACCATGTCGCCGACTGTTTTCATTGCCTCGGCTAAAACGCCACTAAGGCTTCTGGCCATGTCTGCAATTTGAGGCAAGATCGCCGTGAGTGAGTTGCTGATTTGTTCGAACACCGGGGCGAGACTGACCGCGATATTTGACACGACTGAAGACAGGGATGATTTCATTCTCGCCATTGCGTCATCGGCTTTTGCGATTGACTGCAAGTCCTCCGTGCTGATTCCGATTTTGAGGTTCTTGGCCTCATCCATCAGGGCTCGAATCCCCTTCTCGCCTTCGCCCAGCAGAGGAATCATTTCACTTGTTGACTTGCCAAATATCGCAACTGTCGCTGCCGCTTTTTCCGCAGCGCTAGGGAGCTTTGCAATAGCGTCTGCGATGGCTAAAAACTGATCCTCTGGCTTCATGTCCGCTAGTGCTGACGCCTCTAATCCAATCTGCTTCAGATTGTTAGATGTTTCCTCGCTGTTAAGCTGTGTCTTTCCCAGTTCGATCGTCATCTTCGACAGGCCGCCGAGAAGCCCATCAACAGAAACGCCGGACTGATCCGCAGCAAAGCCCAGTTGCTGAATGAACTCCGCAGACAGTCCAGTCTGATTTGCCTTGTCGACGACTCCGGCCAGGCTTTCGATGCGTTGAGCGATCCCGTAGATACTCAACCCGGTCGCTGCTGCTGCTGCTGCCATGCCGGTGAACACCGCAGTCACTGGGTTCAGCCACGTGGTTGCTGACTCAGCAAACCCCTTAACGCCAGCGCTTGCATCTGCAAGCCCCTTCGTTAGCGGGTTGGAGTTTAGCCCCAGCCTTACAACTAAATCCCCAGCGTTTGCCATTAAACCCGCCTCGCTCCGATTGCTTCGAGTGCTGCAATTGCCACACTGCTATCAGCCGGAGCATCTACAGTTTTGATCCACGTCGCGAAATCACTGACCTTCGCTTCTTTGACTCCAGATGCCATTGCAACCACCATCGCTAAACGCATCAGGATTTCATTTGTGCCACTGCTTCCAATTGGCTCGACAAGGTCTTTCGCGCACCACTCATCAAACTGGTCATGGGACATTCCCGACAGCATCCCATCAACGTCAATCGTCTTTGCAACATGCTCAGCCAGCCGAAGTGCCGTCAGCCTTCGGGGGCTTCTTCGGAGTTTTTTGCGAGCGTCTCGATGTCTTGCCCGCTGAACCCTGAGAGCTTGATCGCGACATTCACAAGCCGTTCAACTACATCGCCGCGTCTCTGCCCGAGCTGTGCAATCTGATCGAGAGTAAATAACTGCACGCCGTCGTCGTTCCGGCAGCACTCGACCAGAAGCCTTTCACGGACTTCCTTTTTGTACTGCTCTTTCTTTGCCTTGCTCATGCGCGAAATACGATCATCGAAATCGGTTCGCTCTTTGGGTGTCATCCCCCAGATTGGAATAACCTTTCCTTCACCAAGCTCAGGCACCGGGACATCGATCTTCTGCCGGTCCATTGCAGGTGATGTCAGGAACTCATCTGCTGTTGCGACAACTCTCGTCACTCCTCGTTCTCCTCATCTTCGTCGTCTTCTTCATCTTCGATCGAGCCCTTGCCATTCAAGAGTCTATCCATTGCGTCCTTGGCCGCTGCAATTTCCGAGTCTGTACGATTACACGCGGCTCGGCACTCTTCGTCCTCAGGTGATGCCAATCCGTTGTGAACCAATGACACACAGTTTGCGAGCGGGAATTCATCACGGCAAATCACAGTTCCGGCCGCGATGATCTTCTTTCCGCTTTCTGTGGTTGTGACGTACTTCGGAAAGCACCCCACATCCGCATCGATGTTTCGATTCGTTCTGCACTTCACATCAGCACCTCATCATGTAGGGAGACCAGGGCATCCGCTGTGTTTGAGCGTGACGGATGCCGCCAGCCCTGAGGCCATGTCGCCAGTGATAGAAAAGCCGACCCCAGCCGCCACCATCGTCATCTCAGTGGATGCCGTGTTCGCGAAGATGATCTTCCAGTTTGTTTTGTTCGCCACTCCGGCCGTAGTCAAAGAAGCCGAAGTAACGAGATCATGAATATCCTGATGGCCAGCCAGTGCGGGATCGTGAAGCAACTCAAACGTAGTTGATCCGCCTTCAACGTAGCCAGTCGGGTCGTATTCGATTCCCGCTGTACCATCCAGTGTTCGGGATTCGTACGTTTCTGTTTCCATGCCGTCCACGCCAAATGATTTGATCTGAGCTATTGGCGTGTATGTCGTGCCAGATGCTAGAGAAAGGACAGTTCCCTTGACTTTCAACTTCGCCATTTCTTAGGCTCCTTCAACTGTTGTAGTGGATTGTCAAATCCAGAGTGACGACGAACACGCCAACATCAGAGCCATCTTGCGGTGGCTCATAATCATCTGACTCATCGTTGATCAATACAGATCCGATTGTGTAACTGCCAGCTGTGCCGCTGTAATCGTCTATGTATGTTCTGATTGAATTCCCTAGTGACTCTGCTGTGACAGACGATTTTGCTTTGCAGTCAATATCAAAGTCCAAGAACCTCAACTGGCCGCTAGCGCCGTCAAGCGTTGTGTTTTCTTCGCTGCTCATTTGGGTAATTATGACATAAGGCAGCGTGGCTTTCTGAGGCGCTCGATTCACGTAGACGCGACTCCCACAGATCGCCGTGATCGTGGCTTCGGCTGTTAAAAGTGAAACGAGTCCCGATTTCATTTCTTCCCTGCTTCTCTTTCAATTCCATCCCTGAAGTTTTCTGCCATCGCCGCAATTGAGGCAGCATGTCCCTTTAATGCTCCTCGCGTTACGATCGGGTGCGGCTTCATGCGGCCTGTCTTTCGCACTTTCTTACCTGTAGAAACTCGCCTATTGACTTTGCCGAGTCGGTGTGCCCCGACTCGCTTTGATCCTGTCTCTCTCTCGGCGGTCCCGAGAATGAACCAATGGAAATTTGCGACCCCAATGCCAACGCCTTTTCTTCCGTTGCGGCTACCCTTAGAGGTCTCGCGTTTTTCCCTGGCTTTTTTCTTTATCCCTGCCCCGACTCCAGCCTTCGCGAATGTCGTTCCCGCAAACTTCCCTTTGCCTCTAATGAAACTGAACCCGATCGCCTTTCGCCCCTCCTTCCATGCCGAGGGAACCTCAGACTTGATTGCCTTTGCGAGCATTCTTAGCCCGGCCGAAACTGCCTGTCTTTCAAGTTTGTTTTGAACAGACAGTCGCAACGCTGCAAGCTTCTTTTTCACTAACTCGACGCCGAGCACTTCCGAGGACATCACACCTTTCTCCGTGTTAGAATCTGAATCTCCTCATGGTCCATGTCCACGTCTATCACGGCGAGGATCTCGTAAGTATTCCCTTCGAAAACCAATCTCATGTCTGGCGTGACGCCCTGTAACATCCTGCTCCATCCGGCAGTCCACGCATGATCTACGTCAGCGTTCACTTGTGTGACTTTCCAAAACTCACGGCCACCTTTACTAACTACCGAGCACCACACTGTGCAGTATGATCCCCAGTTCGCATCAGCCGTCTGATCGACCTGGCCATGAGCGTCAGCTGTTTGGCCGACGAGACTCTCGATCGTGACCTTCTTGTTCTTCTCCTTGCACGCCATCACATCACCCTGTGGTATGCAGTCCACTGCAATGAGCTAATCATCCGCTTGTAGTTCGTTTCGCTGCCTTCGCATCCGCTCCACATCATCTTCGCGTACTCAACGATTGCTAGCTTTGCGGCTGGCGGAACACTCGCTGCTGTTGCTCCATAGCCCGCTACGAATGTGATGGCCACTGCGTTCGGCGTGTTGTCTTCCGTGTATTCCCACTGCTCATTTGTTTTGAGTAAGATTCGCGGAGGTGTGCTAATTAAGTCGCTTGAGTACCGAGACGACGCAAATGTCTGGCTGGCTGAATTCTGGTCTGTGTAGACGATACTGGTGATGCTGCTGATTGGAGCAACACGCAACTCAATTTCTCGCAGCCACCGAAACCAATCCATGTAACCAACCACCGTCTGTGTGATCAGCCTTCGATAGGTGTCCGCCTCGACCTGCTTCCGAGCTTGTGTCAGTATAAGCCGAATCTCTGCGTCGAACTCACACGTCGAGCCTACCCGCATTCGGTCTTTCAGCTCCTCTAGCGTGATCGGTTCGATTGCCGGTTCTGAAGTTGTTTTGAAGGTTCGGATAATGGCTTTTGTGTCGCTTTCGTAAGTGTTGGCAGATTTGTACTGGAACACCATACAGCACTCCCGTTCGCTACCAGCGTAGCCATGATTCCAAAGGAAAAGGTAGAAATGCGACTGCCCTTCGCGTGGCCGTTCCACCCGCGAACCAGTTCAATTGCTTGCATGTTTTCTGGCATCATTTCACGTTCGAATCCCGCCATTGCTGGACGTACATGTGTTCTGGTTTCATGTCATCATTAAACTGGACAACAGTCTCTTCCATGTGTCCGATTGACACCTGCGGAGCGACATAGATGTTTTTCCCGGCCAGTCTCCATTGATGCCAGAAGAAGATGTCATCATCCATTCGCTCGTCGCCCCATTCGCCGTTCTCGTCAGGCTTCGGACAGAACCACGGCTTCGGCACGTCTCGTAAGGCGTCGACGCGAAACAGGGTCAACCCGAAGTGAGCTGTAGTGACTTTAAACGGAGCGTTGCCAACCTCAACCGTCAGCCCGTCGACGAGTTCCCCAGTTGTCAGCAGCGGATAGGGGCAGCCCCGGCGACACTGCAACGCAGCCAGAGCGTCGATATGCGGATTGCTCGCGAGCGTGTCCATGAGCATACTAAGTTGCTCAGACGTGAATAATGAATCCGAATCGATGGACAAGATCCAGTCGATCCCATCGTCAACGGCCTTCGTGAACATGCGTTGCATGCACTGGCCCCAAAACACGCCCTGCGATGTCGTCAATTCAATCTTGAGCTGCCGTAGCGCCAACTCGATCAGCGACCGACAAACCACTGATTCATATCGCGGAAGCGTTAGATATGCCCCAAGCTGGATGGTTGCTGATGTCGGCTTCTTCGGTTCCGCAGAAGCCTCTTTTACGCCCTCAAGATTGAGCGAAATTGGCAACGCCGCCGAGTCGGTATTCGGCGATTGCCACTCCTTGATCTGTCGGATTCCGCATTGGTTCATCAATCCGGAAAGCCTTGCATGGTCGTAAGCTGACTTATGGATGTCGTCAGCGTGCATCTGACCGCCCATCAGGTAAAACAGACGCTTTCCTGAAGTATCATTGAGAACCTTATCAACATCCGGAACGCTGATCCTGATCCGCCCACCAGGTCTCAAAACTCTAGTCCACTCGTCCATCGCCTGAGATGCTTCACCAAAGGTGAAATGTTCGAGGATGTGCGAGGCTCTGATCTCATCGACAGACCCGTCTTCATAGGGTAGCGGATAGGCTTCGCTGCCAAGCTTTCGGTCGATTGGCGTGAATCCCGGAATGACCGTTGGGCCTGCCCCGATATTCAGTTTGATTGGTTCCGCAACGTCGCTCAATTCAATTCTCCGCTATCCACAAACAATGCGTTGCAGAATGTTTCCGCAACAAGTGTGTAACCTTTTGACTCGCCTAAATGCTTGATCGCACTGATTCCCGCCTGACCATCGCCCCCGCGTTCTGGTGGTGGCTCGGCATGTCCTCTGGTACTTACCTCAACGAGCATGATTCTTGGTCGCACGTCTTGCAGGTCTTGCCACATCCAGAAATCCTGCCCATCAATGTCGATGATGCCGAGGTCTGGCGTCGGATCAATATTTGTTTCGCGAAGCACAGAATCGAGATCAACACAAAGCCGATGGATACAAGTTGACTCGGCTCCATAATCCGCTCGCAGTTTGTCAAACAGTTTTTCGTTTTCTTCAATAAGCACTGCGTACCACCCTTGCTCCCGAAGGATCAAGGTATTGCTAAAGAAACTCCCGTCAGCCGCCCCGATTTCGAAGCAGTGACGGTTAGTTTCTCCAATCTTCTTCAGGCATGCTCCGATCAATCCGTCCTCACCAAATTGCGTGTACACGTTAAAGGCTTTGTCTTTAAGCCACGCAGCGTGCGGTGTGTATCGAATTGATTGCTGCTGCCCCATTACTTACACGAACCTTGTGACGCCGTTGGTGGATGTCACGCCAGTAGTGCCAGCAGGTCCAACTTTAACACGGGACAGAATCGCTTCTGCCGACGCGGTGAAGTTGTCATTGGTGGCTGTGGCGGAACTGATTGACAGTCGCAGGTAACGCTTTCGGCCTCGAAGGTCTACGCCGTAAACGATTGGCTTTGCCGCAACCGCATCGCCTGTGATGTTGGCCGTCACCGTCGCGAAGTTGCTTGCAGTGGTGTCGTCTGACTCCAACAGTTGAATCGTTGGGCCAACTGCATTTGTGTTGGCTTCGCTGCTTATGTTGACGATGATCGTTGCGTAGTCCGCACCGTTCGTGTCAAGGTTTGCAGTGGCTGTCGCGTTGTTCGTGACTGCCCG